AAAGAAGAATATTCTTCTCTCTTTATTCTATTCAGATTATAACACTTTAGTTATGTTTTAGTCAAGTGATTTATTCTACTTCTGTATTAGGGGTTGATTGTGTCAATTCTGCTCATTTAAATATATTGTACCACCGTTGGATTTTTCCGCTGCTTCTTTCATTCCCTTTTTAAAATCTTCTATAGTTATTTCTTCTTTTTTCATATCTTCCTTTGCTTCTTCAATTATCTCACTAATAGTCATGCCATACATTTTACTGTATGGGTCTTCAGTTGATGTAAGGTCTTGAAGTGCATTTCTAAGATACTTATATGAAAGATAATATACTTCATCAGATTCCTTTCCTTTTTTATTAGAAAACTCTGTCATCGTTTCCTCTATATTCTCTTTGGTAAGTTTTTTATTTTCTATCGTTATTGCACTTACTTGCTGTGTTATGCTAGAAGAATTTTCTTTATTATCGCCATACCTTCCAAATGCTGTAAATGCAACAATACTTACTCCTATTGCCAATATAATAAATATAATTATATCATCTGTATGTTTTCTCTTTGACATATTGTTTTCCTCCCATATTTTACTATGAAAGTTTTATATCATTTTTTGGCATTATTTGCAATAGTTTCTTCAAGTTTTTCGACTTTTTACTATTTTCTTTTAATTTATTCTATATTTGTATTATTTGTTTGTTGTGCTTCTGGTGTCTCACTTTGTTGCTTGTATTTTTCTAGATTATCCATTTTTTCGTTTATTTCATTTCTCAGTTTCATTCTGTCTTCTTGTGCTTTTTTTCTTGCCTCCTCAACTTCTTCTCTTTCCTTACTATTGACATTTTGTTGAGTAGTTGTTGGCTTAGGTGTACTTTGTACAATAGTAGTTTGTGTCTTAACTTCTGTTTGAACTATATTTTCTGTGCTGTTTTCAACTACATTTTCTATAATATTTTCGGGTTCCACCGTATCATCAATCTGATTTTCTATATTTGTACTTTGAACTTGTTTTGTCATAGTATTTTCCTCTTTTTTGTTTTCTATAATTTTAGTAGTAATTACGCTAGCTGTCGCTACTGTTCCAGTTGCTAATACTCCTAAAATTATTCTACTTATTATTTTTTTCATGTCTTCCACCTCTTGGCAATTATTTTACCAAGTATAGGAATTTTTTTCAATATATTTAATAATTTTTCTATTTTTTGGTCTAATTCTTGTATTGCTTTCCACGAGACACTATTCATAGAATATGAATTAATCCCTTTGCCATCTGAAATTACTTCTTCTGGTGTTTTATATCCTTTACCTATAACTAAACCTATTGTTTTTTTATCATTCATATTTTTATAATTATATTGATAAATATTAGAATTATTTATTAGTTCCAATGCATTTTTCCTAAACAGCTGTATATTTTCTTTTAATTCTGCCCTTGAATTGTAATCGTATGTATGAGCATGTATATCTTGTGCATATATAGAACCAGCAATATCAAACATTGTTGGTGAAATTAAACAACTCTTTCCATCCACACTGAAAAGACTTATCTGTGATGACGTATCTGAAACTTGTATGTATACAGCATAACTATCAGATGCAATCCTGTTATTCTCTATTGCTATACCTTGAGAGTTCATATATACTAATGCACTTCCATCTTCTATAGAAAAAACAGGTGTCCCGTCATCGTATTCAGCCGTTAAATTAACTTCTCCTCCTATAAACTTACCATTTACCGCTTCCATATTACCATTTTCGTCTATTTTGAACCCACCATTTATAGTTGTATACCCCTCTAATTTCAACAGTTTTGATACTATCTTTGCCTTTTCGGGTGTCATATTAATACTAGAAATAACCTCATCTTTGCCTACTTTTCTTGATACTAACAACGTAATCTCTGCTTGTTTCTGCTCAATTAAACTATTCAACTCAACTGTAGCATTTTGTAATTCTTGCTGTGTTGCAAATGTATCTAAGTAGTCATTCTTTATAACATATCTACAGAAATATTCTACATTTGGATATTCTCTTATATAGATGTATGTATCATTATCAAATGTTTCTAAGTTAACATCTGCATATTCTTCAATTACTTCTTTATCTAATATACATAACTCTCCATTCGTTCTTCCATGTTCTATTAGCTGAAGATTGGTAGGTCCTTCTTCTACTGCATATTCTTCTAAAAATCGTAATCCTAATCTTACATATTTGGCACCTTGAACTGCTGTAAAAGTTGTACTTGTACCTGTTACATCTTCTTGACTCAAATAATTTTTATTTTTATCATAATAAGCTACTTGAGAAAATCTAAATCGATAATTTTCATTATAAGTAAAACTAGCATCATATTGTTTTAAATCTACTACATCCATATAATCAGTAATTAAATAATCATCTTGCAGTGTACTTAAAGTTCCATTGCTATTAACTCTTCTTCTTTCAAAATTGTTCGTCGTTTTAGCATAAATAGCTTTTATTCGTCTTATAATAGTTACTTTACCATTTATGATATTAAGTTCATCTCTGACATTTCCCTTATTTCGTAGTGGTTCTGGCATTTGTATTGTATGAATTATTGCATTTTCACTAGGATTTGCTCTTGATTGTGTGTCTATAACTAAGTCAAATGTATCTCCGCAATGGTACTAGAGTTTCACTTGGCACTAATGTTTCTGATGGTGTCAGTACTTTAAATTTCTGTGTATCACCATATATTTTAAGCGTTAATACTAAATTAGTAGCCTTTGCTGTATCTGATAAATGTAACTCATTCATTGAGGTTATTTCTCTTGAAAATTCCTCGATATTCTGCACTTTAGAGCTTATACTGTTTAGTGTTTGTTCAATTTCTGAAATTTTACTAGTTCCTTCATCGTCATAAACTTCACTTATTACTTGACTTATTTTTCCTTCTGCTTCATCAATTCTACTTTGTACTCTCCTGTTAATAGTATTCTGAGATGGTCTTCTTATCGTTGTTTCTGATTTTGCTTTAATATTGAGTTTACTTTTTATATTAGTCCTTGGTACACCACCAAATGTCATTTCGCCTTGATATACTATTCTTTTATCACCTATTTTTATTATATCTCCAATATCAACACGTGGGTCTATTATTACTGTTCCTTCAAAGCCATATAATTCAAAATCTTTCATTTTGTTATATATCTTTTGAACTTGTTGTTCTTCAACTAAAAATAAGTTGTCAGGATCAAGCCACAATGTGTTACCTGTTTCATCTCCAAATTTAAAGCTTTCTTTACCATTTTCATATGCTACCCTAGATAAGTTATACCACTCACCATATTTATACGTTTTAAATAGATTTTGAGGTATCTCAATAGTATCTTCACCAATACTTCTAAAATATATCTTTCCATCTCTTCCAGCACACACAAAACATCCTGCACATTCTGCTATATATCCCATATACTGCCTTGCTGTTATCGAATTATCATATACATATATTTTTGTATCAGAATTTAAGAAAGACTTAGAACCTAATTCTAAGCCTTTCTTTTGACATATATCTTCTGCTATTTCAGCAAGTGTAGCGTAACCATTTTGGCTTATCAGTTCACTTGCATCATAATATCCATTTTCATCTTCAAGTTTGATAATATTGTCATAAGCTCTTATTGTTATGATATTGTTATCTTTGTTGTTGTAATCATCTACATTGTATATTCCGATTGGTACCATTTCAAAACTATCATCATGTCCAGCAAAACTTCTAAGCGGTGTTATATCTAACTCACCTAGTAACATTTCGTTTACTTCATAAAGTGTTAATGCATTATTAACCAATACACCAAATTCAACTCGAATCTGTTTTGGGATTAGCAAATTAGCTCTTTTATGTATTTTCATTTCTATATATTGTGATGGCATACCGCCTAACTCAAAACTTTTATCGAATAGAGTTCCTCCTTTTTTGAACTCTGTAACAAAAGTTGGGTCTATCAACACATTATCAAAATATATATTCAATACTTTTTGAACATTCTTAGATATGTTTTGTTCATATCTATAACTTACATCTTTATACATCGTTCGCCTCCTGTACTGCTTGTTTTTGCTGTTCTGTCAATCTTTTCTGCATTAAATTAAAAGATACTTGCCAATATGATTTGGAAGTATCTTCATCTAATCCTGTTTTATGCATTTTTGATTTTCTTTTACTACATCTAAACTCTGCATTAAGCAACATTCCTCCGAGGAACAGAAGGAGCTTTTATATCTATTATCATTGGATTTTTATATGTAGCCTGTAATAATTCTTCTGCCTCTTCCTCTGTTAACAAATCCCAACTCATATTGCATTTAAGCATACCTACCGCGATTGGGTTATCTATCAATGATGCATCGTCTGTTGATGTATAAGAGTCTTTGTCAGTATCTTCTATGTCATCATCGTATGTACTTGGTGTTTTCATTAACTTTTTAGTACCATCAGCTTGTTTTAATTTCCATAACATAATATTACCTCCTTCCTAAGCGTAACTTACTTTCAATTTTGCTTTTCCTGAATTTCTTGTTCTTTCGTCAATTCCTTCTATTACTTCGTCAATAACATTCTCTGCTCCGAAATATACTTGAACCCTTATAGGTTGTCCTCCATTATTGCAATTGAACATTGCGTCTTCAATTGCTCGTCTAGTAGTATCGTACATAATATTTTGCGGAGAAACAATTTCAGGGTTTGAACTAGCTCCTGAGTATTCACCTGCTCTTACTATAGTGTCATCATATAAAACGCCACCCTTAGCAAGTCGTGGAATTGATACTCTGCCTATTGTTCCTATATTAAATCCAAATTCTTTTCCTCCTGCCCAGTCTGGCATTTTGAACTTTATTTTATTAAGAGAATTTATAACTGTATTTACTCCGTCTACAACTCCATTTGCCATTCCTTCTATTCCACTAAGTATGCAATTTATTACTGTCTTTATTGCACTCCAAATACCATTAAACACATTGGTAGTTGTATTCTTTAGCCCATTCCAAATTGTGCTCCATATGCTACTTATTGTATTTAATACATTAGAAATAGTATTTTTTATTCCATTTATAATGTTTGATACAGTATCTTTTATTCCAGTCCAAATATTTGTAAAGAACTCTGCTATTGCATTAAATATATCTTCTGCCTTCTGTTTTATCCATTCCCAGCCATCTGATAATGCTTTTGAAATTTCATTCCAATGAGTTGCTATTGCTATAATCGCCGCTATAAGTGCAGCTATCGCCCCAATTATTAACAATATTGGCCAGTTTATCCCTTCTGTAAGTACTGTTGCTATTGCCATATATATATTATACGCAGCTAAAGCACCATTCACCAATAATATTGCAGCCGCAACGCTTCCTATTATTATACTCCAACCATCTAGTTGTTCTTGATTTTCGCCAGAAAAAAATCCAATAAATTCTGATAGTTTTTCTGTTACAAACTGAATTGCTTCAGTAAAAACCTCAATCGTAGTTACTCCGGTGTCTAGTATCCATTGAAAAATTGAACTTTGAACAATTAAGTTAATAACATTTAAAACATTATTAAATGCATCTGCTAAATTTTGTACTATCTTATCTCCATTTCCGTTATTTTTCCATGCATTTTTAAAAGCTTCAGCAATATTACCTATGATAGCTAGTATTAACTTTAATGTCTTGTATACTGTTCCATTTGTAACTATTTTTTCAAAGCTTTGCCATAAAGTTGAAATCAAACCACCTACTTGACCTGCTGTTACTTTTAATTGTTCTATAACCATGTTTCCATAGTTATCCCAGCTATCTTTTAGTGGCTTAAAGAAATCATATAGCTTTTGAGCAAGAGGCCCCATTTGTGTATCCATTTGAGATAAATCAATATTTGGATTAGTACCTCCACCACCTCCAGAATTATTTTCTGAAACATTACTTATCTCGCTATGTACACTTGATAAACTTTTGCTTGCTTGTTTTGCACTTCCCAATGTATTTTTCATTGAACTTGCTGTTGCTTTTGCAAATATGTTTATTCCACTGAACGCATACACAACACTTTGTATTGCTCTCATAAGTTGATATATTAGGTTAGTTACATATTGAATAACTGGGGCAAATACTGAACCCATTGCTGTTTTCATATATTCTATATTAGCACTCAGTTGTTTTGCTCCTGCATTTTGTGAAGATAACCAACTACTTGCCGAACTGCTTAATACTGAATAAATCCCTCGCAAAGAAAAAAGAGCACCTGCATATTTTAGTATGTGCTTTAATCCACCCTTAAATCCAGTACCCCATTGTTTTATTTGATTTTTTATTCTTACACTTAACCCTGAAATTCCATTCAATTGTGGTATCATTTTTGAAAAACCACTCTTTTGTTTTGTAGTATTCACAAATTCTGATACTGCTTTCTTAGCTTGTGCAATTTTAGCTTTTATTGTATCCCAAAAAGATAAGTTTTTTGTGTCTGGTTCTATTTTGGTTTCTTTATTACTTGAATTATTTTGTCCATAGTTTTCAATGTAACTTTGAATTTTAGTTGAGTCATATCCTATAAATCTTCCTTTTTGAGATTTGTCTAATTCCGAATTTACTTTTGCTAATTCTTGTCTATACTTAGCAAGTGCTACAGCATCATGCAAATCTTTCGATGAACCTTTCAATTTGCCATATTTCATTGATATTTCATCCAAGCTCTTCCCTATATTTCCTGTAAATTTAATTCCAGATACATCGTTTGGGTCAAATGCTTCTTTAATTTGTTTTTTAGCTTTTTGTACTTCTTTTATTACTCCTTTTATATCTATATTAGCTGTTATATCTTTTATTTTAAGATTGTCAAACTCCTTCTGTATTCCAGACAATTGTTTTTGTACCTCTGGTAAAAGTTTTTTAAACTCTTTTACTGCTCCTTCAACACTTGCCTGTACTATTATATCTAATTCTTCTACTGTTATTTTACTCACCCCCTTTTGGGTAAAATAAAAACACCTAGATTTCTCTAAGTGTTTTATATTGTTTTATTATTTAATTTTTTCCAAATATCATTCCTGCAATAATTGTTATTGGCATTACAAACAAATATATAAACATTTTAAAAAGCCATATCATTAAATAAAACGGACTCATCATTATAAAAAATATCAAACTAAACATTTATTTCTCCAAACATCAATTTTATTTAATAATACATCATTTTCAGTATTCTGTCTACTTTTTCTTAAATAATTCCTTGAACATATTTCTTAAAGGAACTATTTTCGGTTTTTCACCCATACTGTCAGCCTGTATCATTTTATCTGTTACAGCTTCTTGTAATATTATATTTTGTTTGTAATCTTCTATATTTCTTAGGAACTGCATTTCGCAATATAGGTATATTTCTTTATAACGACTATTCCAGAAATCTTTTGGGATAATTCCACAATAATATGCAATAGGTTCTAATGCATATATTGTATCTATTATTGTTCTAGCTTGTTGTAAGTTATTTATTAATAATTCTAAGCTTGTGCTATTATTTGCTGTTCTGCTACTTTGCTGATTGCCTTCTCTGCTGATTGCTTGATTACTTCGTCCATATTTATACTTGATAATGGATTTGATATTTTTTGGTTCAATTCCTCTTTTGTCATTTTCTTTTTGAAAAAACCCTCATCATTCACTGCCTCAGCCACTTCTCTGAAAATATCTTCATATGATTTGTCGTTTTCCGCTTTATAATCATCTATGAAATCGTATATTTCATCATTTGTTTTAAATGCCTTTTCTCCATTTTCATTCTCTGCAAATACATATACAATTTTTGAAAGAGCTTCTAAATCTCCCTCATTCATCGCTTTAAAATATAAATCTTCAAAGTTTTTTCCTTTATACATATTTGATACAAGTACAAGCTTTCTAGTTGTAAATACTAATATAATCTTTTTAAATTTTGTTTCTAAATTCATTTAATTTTCTCTCCTTTATAAAAGAGAGAACGTCTTTTTAGACATTCTCTATAGTTTTTGTGCTAGTTTTCTTTAATGTTCTACTCCTAGCTTTAGCAGAACTAGGCTGTGGGAAATCCTTCGTCTTCTTCCATAGCTGTTGATTTATATAGTGTCATTTTATCTTTTAAAAATTCACCTACAGTAATTGTATCCATTGTTATATACATTTGACCTTTAAAGTATCTTACTAAAGGTTCTGTTCCTGCAGGAGCAGTATGTGCTGGATTTTGGAAAAACCAATATAAATCCTTATTCATCATTTCTCTAAACTTCTTATACTGTGTATGAGTATGAAAAATTGGTAATTCTACAGTTCCTGCCTTTATAATTCCTGGTTGTGAAAATTCATAACCTAGGTCCAGACACTGACCTGTTATTTGTTCTGGTGCCTCCTCTAGTGCTGGTATTTCTTCTACATACCCCACCTGTATTCTTTCTCCTATTTTTGTTTCTGAACAAAACACCTTTGCCCATTTACTTGTATCTGGTAATTGTTCTAATTCTGTATCTCTGTCCACTATTGTTGTAGTTGCCATAATAAATTCCTCCTTATTTTATATATTCAAATGTGTTCGTTATTGCATTCCAACGAACTTCGTAACTTGTTATTAATCTGTATTTTTGAGTTATTTCATCAAAAATTATTGGCTGAGTATTTGTTCTCAGCATATTTCTGCTTTGTAATACTTTGTCTGTATTGCTAGCCATTTCCATACAAAAACGCTGTTTTTCCGCCCAATGCTCAATAGTAATTTTGAAATCTTTCATAAGAGGTATTGCGTTTTCTGACTTTAGAACACTATCGAGCGGTGTATTTATAACCCTGCATGGAAATATACTTTCGGTTGTCGGTGTTGTTAATACCGCTTCTGTTTCGTTTTCATTATCATCTTTTATTTGTGATAAATTATCAAATAATAAGTCTGACATATCCTTAGTTGTAAATTCTTTCATTTGCATACCTCCATGAAAAATTTATTTAGTTTTTTCTTTACTATCTCGCAATTTTCTTTTCTTGTTTTGAACTCGGCATCTTCTAAAAAGTGATTTCCGCTTTGCTCCTACAGCTACATAAAACTGCGTACCATTTATAGTTGTAATTGGATAATTCAAACTTCTTCCTGCTTTGTGAACAGGTATATACCATTCTGTGTATCCAGTTTCTTTAAAATGCTTTGTTTTTCCTATATGTTCTTTTTCGGCAAATTCACCGGTTCCAAAGTACTCAAACCACAAATATGACTGATTATTTTCAGTTTTAAATTGCTCAGGGTCAGCATAAACTTTTCCTTTAACCTTCATAGTGGATGTTTCTATCATTTCAACTAAAATACCATTAGAATTATGACCTCTTTCTAGTCTTATTGCATATCCTTGAATATTTTTTAAAATATCCTCAACGCTTTCTTGAACCTTGCTAGGTAATTCTTTGATTATAGTATTTATTTTCTTTTCAAGCTTGTCTAAGCCTTTGATTTCACACTTAAATTTAACCATTGTATTTCCTCAACTTATATAAAATTGATTTTCCTACTTGTGGACTATCTGTTACAACATAATCTGGGACAAATTCTTGTTCGTATGATATATCTGTTAGAGATATTCCATTGCCTTTTTTTATGTTATATTGCCTGTCTGTTCTTGCTTTTAATATACTATAATCAATTTCTCCAGCAGAATTTCTGTCAAGTTCATTTATGTCTTGCTGTAAATTAAGATATGCAATTCCATCTATATCATCATTGTCAGTTAGTTTTTTTAGAGACTCCTCGTTCAACTCTTTTACAGTCATATTGTCTACTTCTGCAAGAGTTAATACTTTTCCTTTATACTTCCATTTCTTAGATTTCTCACCATGTTCGTTAATAGTCTCATATTCTGATATCCATACTTTTGTTAGATTCTTTAACAACATTATTTCAACCTCCTAAGACCGTTTTTTATAATGTCACTTCTTAATCTTTCAGTGATATCTTCATATGAATATGACTCTCCACCTTCACCAGATGATGTCATTCCCTCTACACCTCGACGTATATATGTAGCTTTTACAGCTTTTTTGATATATGAAAATAGTTGTGTTTCATTTTTATTATTTGAAATATCAAAGGCAATAGAACTTATTTCCTCCAATATATCTTCTAAGACATCTTTATCGCCTCTATAATTAGCCCCTAAATCAGCTATTATTTTATCTAGATTACTTCTTTGTGGTTTTTCTTCCATTCTATTGCCCTCCTTGATTATTCCTGTGGTGTAGTTAATTCTTGAATAGTTTTTTCTAATTCTGCTATTTTGGATTTTGCTGTCTCTAATTCACTTTGAAGTCCTATTTTTTCTCCTTCTAACTTATCGCATTGTTCCTTTAATGCTTTAGCATTATTAGGTGTTTTACTTGCTTTTTCTAATTCTTTCTTAACTTTCTCATATTCTTCATACGATACTGTTTTATTTTTCGCATTTTCAATTAGTTTGCCCTCATCATCATAGATATCGTATCCAGCTTTTGTATATCTGTCTTTTGTAGCTTTATCTACTTCATAAACCTTGTTTTCTTTCTTTGCTTTCATTGTTTTTCCTCCTATAAAATAGTTGTAGAGGCTTTCTAAGCCTCTACGTTAAATGCCATTCCGCAAGCTTTATTTTCAATCATAAAGCTATCCCAGAATTTTCTGTTTTGATATAAATACTTGTCTGCTGTTCTTGAGTCGTGACCTGGTGTAAAAACATTTATGTAAGAATATTTTTGTCTTGATACTTGGCAAGATGGATGACAAAGCATAATATTTATTTGTTTTGCTGTTTCATCAGCTACACAACCATCTGTAAAATTATACGCTGTTTTAAATCTTGCGCTTGGTACTTTAATTATTTTTACGTCTTCAATAGAATGTACCCTTCTATCAATATTGTTTGCTTTTGATACATCCAAAGTTCTTTGAATTGCATCGGCTTTCTTCAATAACTTGTACATATCAGAAGTAAGTCTTAGTTCTCTACCTTCTTCTGGTACACCTAAATCGTCCATTTCTCCCATTCTGTCGTCAAACCAATCCAAAATATTAGTTTTGTCTAATACTGTCGTATCAACTTTTGCTCCACTATCTTTATATTTTGTAGCTTCAGCATATAATTTTGAATATACATAAGAGTCTGTTTCGGGAATAACCTGTTCATTTTCAAATGTATTTGTTAAGTTAGCCATCTCTAAAACTAGATTTGTTTCGTCTACATCCATAGGGTCTATAAATAACTCTATATCTCTATCATGTTCTAGTTTCTTTGGTTCCCACTCATTCGCTACTGTTCCACTATTGAACCCTAATGTATTTCTATTGTGATCTCTGTATCCGCTTACTGTAATTTTAGGTAATTTTATTGTTTGTGCGTTAATAAACTTAACGTTTGGGTTAGAGTTAAATAAGCTGTTACTTGTTAACTCTCTTGCATATTTTTGTTGTAATTCTCTTTCAAATTTTTCTGCATAATTATAAGTTGCCATATTTTATTTCTCCTTTATTAATTATTTCCAAAAGCTTGAGATATTCTAGTGTCAGTACCAGCCTTCTCAGGATTTGGATTGTATGGTGGTTTTTCTTTACTCCACTCATTTACTGCTTTTTCAACTATTCTGTCTTGAATAGTTTTTATAGTTTTTGTTTTTTCTTGTAATTGCTCTGCTGTCATGTTTTCATAATCGAATAAATTCAAAAATTCTGGGTCAAATGCAGTTTCTGGATTTGTTGCTATTTTAATTGCCTCATCTTTTAAATCTCTAGCATTTAACTTTTTTTGAATATCTTCATTTTCTTTTTGCTGTTTCTGTAGCTGATATTGTAATTTTTCAGTTTCGCTCATTTGTGCCAATCTTTCAGCCTCTGTTTTTTCTTGGTCGTTTTTTGCTTTCCAAGTTTCTTGTGCTGTTTGAATAGCTTTTTGAACTCTCCTGTCAAATTCTGCTTGATTTTTTCCATCTTTTAAGAAATCATCAAATGTTACAGGATTATTATTTGTTGTATCCTGATTGTTTGCTCCCACTGGTTCTTGATTTGCCCCAGCATTAACATTTTGATTTGTATTATTGTCTTGTCCTTCCATGTTTTTCTCCTTTTGCCCCAGTCATTGCATAATTGCCCCAACCATTGCTTTTAAATTCTGTTGTTCTTTTTAGCCTGCAATCAGTAAAAAGGCATAAAAATAAGAGCCTGTCGACTTGGCTCTTGAATTTATAATTATAAAAATTTTGATAACTTATTTATTTTTCTTGTAGTCATATATCGCACAGCCTATTAGCAATCCTAATTCTGTCAGTATTGTAAAAATTATTCCACATATAAATGGATTTATGTACATATTGTTCCCTCCTCATCTACATTATCGTTCTTCTAAGTTTTATTATTAGGTTTGTATCTACTGTTTGTGTAATTTCCATTTCTTTTATAAAATTTATTTCTTTATCATTTATAAAAAGTCGTGTACAATTATTATTCTTTTCTACTCTAAAAGTATCTAATTCTCCTAATTCATATTTTTCTTCTACTTCTTTCATTATTTGTGTTAATATCATATTATTTCATCTCACTTTCAAACATTGCTGTATAATTTTTAGTAATATCGAAATTTACTATTTCTGCTGGTGTTAATACTGCATTTATTGTAATACTGCTAACCATTTCTACATCTTTACTTATATCATCTGCTCTTCTGATTAATTCTTGTCCTATTGCTTTTATTGATTTATTTATATCTTCTTTTCTAGTTATTGTTATAATTTCTTTTGCCATATCCTTACCTTCTTTCTATAAAAATAGCACCTACTTTTTAGTAAGTGCTAATAATCCCAACCATCTTCATATTTGGGTTTATATGTTTTGTTTTTCCTTATGCATTTATCTATTGTTTTTATAAGTTTTTCTTTATTTCCTTCAAAAGACATTAAAGGAAAACCTTGTGGAAATACTTTTTCATATTCATCTAATTTTCTTTCAACTTCCTCATCTAATTCATCAGGATCAAACATTATTCTATCCTCCTTATTAAACCATCAAATGCTTTTAATGTGTTGGGCAAATACTTATTTACTATTTGCAAATATTGTATATCATTTCCTCCTGCTATTGCAAATAAATTTGCAAATGTTTCCTTTTCTAGCATGTTTTCTTTATACCAATATTCGTTTTCATGATAAAACCTTCCTCTTATCTGATTTTGAGTTACACCACTAAATATATCACTTAATTCTGCATAATCCTTATATCTTTTATTTTCGAACATTTTTAATATTTCGTTTTTATGTTCAAATATATTGTGTTTATCTTTTTCCAATGCATCCATCAGTTCTCCATTGCATGATATATTCTTGTTTTTGTAATCTACTGCATGTCCTACTTCATGTCTCATTGTTCTTTCTTTTAGTTTTTGACTCTTATTGTCCCAATCGTTTCCTAAATAAATAATTCCTTCACGATGACCACTCAGTTCTCTGTTATACCTCTTTATGTCTTTTGCTACATCATTCAGTGCTATAGATTTTATCTTTTCGTTTTTAAATGCTTTTTCGACAATATCGTCTTTATTTGGAATATCTCCTTTAAAATTGTTTATAAAATTCTTTACTTTCTGAACAATTTTAAATTCATCGTTAAATTCATCATTATTTTGTTTTATATATACAATATAACTTCTGCAATAATGAAAATGATGTGTTATCGGTGGTAAGTTTAGTCCTAAAACTAAACCTTTGCATTTTATTTTTTTAATTCTTAATTCCTTTTGTGTTTCTCCATAGTATCTATTGAATATATTTTCTTTATTGATATAAAACTCTTGCCCATCCAAGCTATTGCACATTTCTGTTTCTTTTCCATCTATTATTGCAATAAATTTGACTTTAGCGTTATTGTCTAATTTCTCTATTCCCTTTGCTTTAGCCAAGTTGTTCATTCCCACAAGTTGCATATCTATAAAACCAGATATTTTATCACTATTTATACACAATTTTTGATTATTCTGCCCTTTAATTATTCTCTGAAACTCATTATTTTCGATTTCTAGCTCTTTTTGTTGCTGTATATTAATAAGTGTTTGTCTGTACATTTGACTAGCGTTATTTCTTATTGTTATTTCAATATATTGTTCAAAATTAAATCCACTGTAATTTGCTTGTTCCAAAAGATATAAAAATAAAGCCATATCTAATACTGATATTTGCTTTTTCTTCTTCAATATATTGTTAACTTCTTTTTGCCCTTCCATATAGTAATAATTTGTATCTTCATACATTATTTGCTTTTCATATTCGTCTAACTTGTTCTGTTCTTCTATGTATGCTCCATATATGTATAATTCTAGTATTTCACTATTCTTTACTCTAGTTCTTGAATATATGTTCTTTGCTAAAGCTCCAAAATAACCTTTGAGTAATTTTTTATCTTTTAGTTCTTCTATATATACATTTGCCTCTTTTTTTGTTTTAAAATCTGCTATACTATATAAATTATCACTATTTAAGTTTAGTATCTTGAATATCGTTTGAAGGTTTCTTTGTGTCTGCTTGTTTACTCTTTGATACATCTGTTTTAAGTTCTTCATTTTTTGATTGTGGTAATCCCATGTCATTTATATTATTACCTCCAATTTCTTGCATATTCTCTAAGTTTTTCTGCATATTTTCTTGGTTTTGATTATCTATTTTTTCTAACTCTGACACACTGTCTAGGTCATCTGGCAACATGTCAATTATAGTTTCATCACTTAATAATCCTCTTAGTTTCAATGCTCTTTCTGTCTCTGTCTGTTTGTCGGTTGGCAAGTTTCTTTGTAAATCTATTTTTATACTTCTAAAGTCATATTTTTTATTTTTTCTTTTATTTATTCTGTCTATTATTGTTTCCCAACGCCTTAATATCGCTTTTTTGAATTGCTTATCTGCTTGAGTTATCATTTGCTCTAATGCAAAGAATTTCCTATCTAAGGCACTTGCATTATCTGCATTTGTAAATCCTAAATCTGTTATGTTTGGTACCCCACTTATCATTGCAATTAAATCAATAAGTGTCTTTTTATGATTTTGTAATGCTGTATCTTGTATATTTTTCTCAACCCAAGCTATATCTCCATCTTCCCCTGGCGTATAAAAAACTGGCATTTTTAAAGTTGTTTCATCTTCTTGTTTTCTCAATGGATTAAGCTTCATTTTGTAGTTACCCTCTTCATCTTTCACTTTGTTTCCATCCTTGTCCAACTCATTAATTAATAAATCATTTTCAGGAATATATCCTGTTACTTTTAATTTTGCCTCATCATTGTACTTAAATGTATTTCTACTATTTTGTATAACTCTTTCATAAGCACAAATTAAAGAGACTACCAATTCAAAACTTGATAGTCCCATTTCATTTTCTATTGCTATACAAGGAAGCATATTCCATTTTCCTTTTTCGCGTCTGTTTTCATCTTCTCTTAATTTCTTTTGATCTTCTGGTGTTGGAGAATAATACCTCTTTCCGTTTACTGTTGTTAATTCTACTATTGTAATATCATTATTATTAGTGTTCTTCTCTGTCCACTTTCTCAACTGGCCAATTTGCTGCACTGGTGTTGAATAATCAAATATTCCTATTGTATTTAAAGCACTTTGATTAGTATATACAACCTCATTTTCATCATTCTCATAAAGTACCTCATAACATCCTCTCATTCCAAAATAGTCAAATACTAAGTTAAAGAACTCACTTCCATCGTCATTATATTTACTTATATAATCAATTAAAGTTTTTAATTCTTCACCCTTATTATTGTCTATAGCGAAAATTTTATTTAATAATTGCTTTATAATATTTACTTTCTTTTCATCAGATATCTTTTCTACATCATAAATTGGTGCTTTTCCTGCAAAATATCCTGTTACCATGGAATTTATGTAATTTTCAAATGCAACTTTAATATTGTTGTCATCTATACTAACTAATTCTGAATAATTTGCTTTTCTCCTTATTCTTTCATATAGTTTTTTTCTATTTTCCCATTCAGTTTCTGCTATTGATAATATTTGTGCTACGCTGTTTGGGTCTTCTAGCGTATCTTTGTTCCACTGTATCATTTTTACCTCCTAAACTGGTCTTGTGTATCCAAATTGTATTTGTTTTTTGTTTTGTGATGTATATATTGCATATCTTATTGCATCTTGTACATCATCAAATAGCTTTATTGGTTCATCTGTTTTGTCTTTCCAAACGTACATATATATTTCATCTTTAAATCTTTTCACTGCTGTTCTTAATATATATAATCTCTTTGACTTATATAACGTTGCCACAGCCTCAATTCCACTTAGCACTGCTTTATCTGCATCAATTGCTTTTATATGTTCTCTTTTAAATCTTTCGATATATTCAGGTCTTGCTGTATCGCAGTAAAATGGAATATTGCCATATTTTTCTTTTATTTTTTTAGCTTCTTTTACCCAAAAATCTATTTCTTTGAATTGTTCTGCACTTTCTTCTATCAAATAATAATTTCCTTTGTCGTCTATTCCTATAACTACTATTGCACCAAAATGAGAATATCCCCAGTCTACTCCTGCTATATATTTAACAAAATTAATACCTTCAATACTGTCTATATAATGTATTTTTTCGTTAAAATCACTATATACAATTCCTTCTGGTGTTACCCAATATCCATGTATATCTCTGTCTGTAAAAACTCCACTTGGCGTTGTAGCAATAATATTGTTTATATATCTTTGACTTAAAAATGTATTGTCTGTAAGTTCCCAATGTACCTCTTTAATGATTTTTCCATCGGCAGTGTCTATAAAATCCTTTTTTATATAATGCTCTGGACTATCTGAGTTAGTATCCATTATTATCCTTGCACCTTCTCCAGAACATCTTGATTTTATTTCGTACATTACTTCTTTATTTGCCATTGTGCCTTCGTTTATGTATGCTCCAAATGCTGTCATTCCTCTGATACGTCCTAAATCATTTATTTTACTATGTCCAAAGCAACAAACCTGAACTCCAAACAAAACAAATCTATTGTGCTTGTCTAGTTTTAATTCAATATCATATTTATTAGTTATTTCTATTAATACGTTTCTTTGTAAACTTCCCAAATCTGCTCCAGCAAGAATATATTGTGGCAATGGAATGTGAAGCTTGTCTGCTATCTTTCTAACTCGTCTTAATTCAAATAGAAATAAATCATTGTCTACTACTGTTTTTCCACTTCTCTTAGCTCCATGGTTTATAAGCATAAAAAAATCAGTATTAAAAGCAAAATTTAACACTTCTTGTTGTTTTGGAGAATATAATTCATCAATCATTTTTAAACTCTCCTTCTAATTTGCTTAAATACTGGTCTATTTTATTTTCTTTGCTGTCTTCTTTCTGAACATTCAATATATCGCTTATATCTTTCAATGCAGATGTAAGCTCTTTTAATCCTTTTCTATCGATAATATCTATGTATGATTTTATTTCTTCATCTTCTTGTATTGTTTCTTTTTTGGGTTTATTACATTTGTAATCATACTCTATTGTTTTTGTTTTCTTTTTATTTCTTGCTAAATGCATATTAAGTTCACTATTAGCTTGTACTATTTTTGTCAACAAGTCATTTGCTACATCTTTTACTTGTAATATCTTTTTAACTTCTTTTTCAACTTCTCCTTGTATAACTTTTTCTACAATTTCAGTACTCTTTTTGTCCTCTTTTAGTACTTTTTTTTCTTTCCATCCGTTTAGTACTTTTTTTGGTACTTCCGTTTATAGATATTCCCTTGTCTTTTAGAAAGCTACTTACTGATTTATAGTTGCTTAATATATATTCTTTTTCTAACTGCTTCCAGTCATATTTTGCCACCCCTATTCACCTACTTTGTTTCTGTCTTTATTTATGTAATTGCGTATATTTGTAATTTACGGTTCAAAATATTTTTCTTTTTCTTTTAACGACATTTTGTCATTATAATAAACTTTCTTATAGCTACTCCACTTAAAGCCTGCCTCTTTAATAATTCCTCTACATTCAAATGTCGTTCCTGATACTTCTTTAGCATATTTTAAATCTAGGTTAACTGTTTTCCCTTTAATTATTCCATGTTTAACTTCTATCGTTCCTTGTACTTTTCCTTTTACTCCGTCATATTGTGTACTTGCTGGTCTTAAACGTACATTCCCATCATTATCACTACAAGCTATAAGAACAGATTTATTCGCTTCCATGCTCCTAGATAAATAAAGTTCCATTGATTTTCCTTTTGTTAATATACTCTTTTTGTCTCCTATTGTTCTTGTAGAAGATTTTGCTCCTCTTCCCCCCATTACCTTTTCATCCTTTCTGTTACTTTGTTTTTATAGTAAATTACTTCTATGTCTCCATAGTCATAATCTAGTTTGCCACCATATATTAAAATAGCAGATGGCTTAATTCTTTTAATAAGCTCATCTACTCCATCTTTCCATATTCTTAATGCTTCCTTGTTTTGTTTTATTCCTATTGTACTTATACTTACTATACTTCCCTCAGGTATTCCATCAAAACAAAACTCAAATGTTTCTTTCTCTGCCCAACTTAGTGTAGGTATTACTTTTATACCTTGTTTTTGATAATATTGTCCTATTAATCTACTACGATATGTATTCCATATTTTCATCGCCATTGGCATATCCATATACAAACTAAAATCTGGACTAAATATACAATCATATTGTTTTAGAACATCTATATATTTATTTGGTCTGTTCCAAACTCTTTCAAATTGATAGTCATCTAAATAAAAATGTATTCCTACACTTTTTTCTTTGCTCGTTTTAGCATAATTAAAACCTATTATGTCTTTTGGAATGTATCGGTTATTTTGTATTATAGGTATTCGATAGTAGCCTTCCATATCTTCTCTATCTATTATCTCTAAATTATATATGTCATTTGTTCTATGTCTTTCATTTTCTTTAAATGCATTATCCATAGTCTTAGTATTATGCATAATATATCTCTTCCTTTTTGTTTTTTCCCTTATTTTTCTCGTGATAATATTTTATAACTTCTTCTATTGACCCTCTTTTACTGTCTTTTTTTATATAATCACAGCATTTTGTTATAATCATATTGTCATACTTTGTTACATATATTCCTCTTTCACAATTTTCATTTTTGCAATTACTACATACTTTTTGTATGTATTCTTTTATGTCTCTATCCATATTTTTCTCCTTTGTAGCATAATAAAAGAGCCTATCTTGTTTAATAGACTCTTTATTTTTTTGGCGACAAACTATGGACTTGCACCATATAGCCGTTAAGCTACGCATGTCTTAGCAGGACAGCTCCAGACTTTCTGAATTAATTTGCCATATATATTCTCTTGCTAGAAAAGAGAATATATCATGCACCTTAAGACTTAATCTTTGAAGGAGGCAAATTACTTGCCAAACATCTATATTAACTCTAGCAATTAATATCAATAAAAATAGTCTAACGAGTTAACCTTCGTCAGACTATTTTTTACAAAAGACGACTAATATTAAAGAACTTAGCCTTTAAATATTTATTTCTATTATACTTATATCATATTTTTTTACTGAAATTCAATGAAATTTACTGTAGTACTTTTATAATTTTGAATAATTATATAATGCTTCTCCGTGAATTTGATATACACGTCGCTCTGTTTCAATTCCTAATTCGCCTATAATATATCTCCAACTCTTTCCTCTGCTGTATCTCATAAACAATACATCTCGATGTGGATATTCTAATTTATCTATCTTGGTATCAATTTCAAATTTCTTTTCAAGCAACTTCATCATTCTTTCTGGTATTTCCTTTTCAAGCTCATCTATTTTATCTAAACTGTCAGTAAATTTATCTGTACTCATACTATTACTATTTGTTTTTGTCTTCGAAAGTCTGGTTGTTGTTTTCTCCAAAAAACCTTTCACTTCTTCAATATCGTCTTCTTTTTCTTGTATGTATTTAACGTCTTTTCTATATTCTCTCAGCTCTTCCTTGGCCTCTTGAATTTTCTGCTTTTCCTCTTCTGTTAAAATTCTTTTTTGTTTTGCCATTCTTTTGTACCTCCTTAATTATTGATTTTTAAAAAATCTATGTTATAATTATGTATTATGCAGATGTGGCGGAACTGGCAGACGCACTAGACTTCCAATCTAGCGGAGCAATCCATGTGGGTTCGAGTCCCACCATCTGCACACAGCACTCATATTTTTATGAGTGTTTTGTTTATTCTTCTCTCACTTTCTTTTCGAAATATTGTTTTACTTGTTTAATACAATTACTATAATAATCATCTCTATCTATAAATAAACTATTTTCATTATAATCTTTGTCAAATATCCATTCTGCCATCTCGTCTATTATCTTATCTTTCTCTATATTCTTCTTACCTGCTATTACTAACTCACTTAATGCTTTGTGATATAAGTATTCTTTCTTTTCTAATTCTTTTTGTAGCTGTTGTATTAGATTTAATACTGTTTCTGTGTGTTTTTGTTCTTCTCTCAATTGACTTGCTTCTTCGTCAAAATCGTTTTCATCACATATATTTGCGTTTTCTATGCATATTTCTATTCTTTTTTCTAAAAATTCTATTGCTTCTTTTTGTTCTCTCGTCATATACATCACTCTCCTAATCTACCTGTATAAAAAATTTTCCTCTTTTTCTGCACTCATTATCTAGCCACTTCCTGCCTTTTTCTGTTAATATTGCTCCAAAGTATGCTAAATGTCCTGTTTTTGTGTTTTTATTATCATATAAGTCTTTCTTATTACCTACTATTTTTTCTAATTCTTTCATGTCGCTGATGATATTTATTAAGCTCTTATCGTATTGTTCTACTTCTCTTAATAGTTTTGCTTCTTTAATTCCAAATATTGTTGCTCCATCTCGAGCTAAAAACATTGTTTCTAAGTGTTCTTCAGTTAAAATATCTTCCATCTTCACACCTCTTTCTTGTTTCTCTATTTATTTACTTTTTCTACTAATCCTGCTTGAATTAAATCATACAATTTATTTTGTATTTTTTCTGGTATATAACGCCTTTCAAGCTCTATTTTTATTTCATCATTGTTATTGTGACATGGTATTAAATCTATGTAAATACTTGCATCTCCGTCAGTTTTGCTTGTTGTTTTATATATCGGTCTATCTCTTGTGCCAAATTTAAAACCGTGTTCTTTAAATTCTCTATAATCTACATTATCTTTTTTTCTTAACATATATTTTCTCCTTTCACAATTTTCAAAATCTCTTTTCTTACTTCTATTTTTGCATTTAACTTATGTATTTGTGTTTGATAGCTGTTTCTGTAGTATTCGCTTGTTGCTGTTCTTCTCTTTTCTTCTAGTTTCTTTACTTCAGCATTATCGCTTTCATTATCTTGTTGTAATTTGTTTATTAAGTTTTGTTCTTTTGTCTCTAGTTGTTGTAACTTCTTTCTGTATATACATTTTTCGCATATCTCATGTGCTTGTGCTTCTCTTTGTGCATATCCTGCCCAGTATGCATTTTCTCTTTCTTCTTTACTTATCATCTAGCCACCCCAACTCTTTGCATTTTTCATTTATTGCTTGTAGTTGTTGCATTGTTATATATTCGCTCCTTATACCACAATAGCTATCAAT